TTCACGACTTCTCCCCGCACGTAGCGGTGATCGCCGTCGAATGGCCGAAGTACCACGTACCAATCCGTGGGAGGGGTAATGGCTTGAATCAAAGGGTCGCTGGACACTTAGGTCACTCCTTCAGTTGTCGGGTAATCGATCAGGTGAGGTCGAACCAGAGGTAGTCGAAGTCGACAGCGGCGTTATCGATTGCCGAGCCAGTGGTGTTGACGGCGTAGACCGTGACCGTGTTGGCCGCAGTGACCGCCGCACCAGCGAAGGCCAGACCGGCATCAAGAGCGCCGGGGTTGAGGACGACAACATCGCCGTCCGCAACTCCAGTGATCGTGACCGTCTTCGATCCGGTCGTGTTCGCACTGACAGAGCCAAAGTCAACCGACACCGTACCGGACGCAATCCCGGCGATGTTGGAACCGCCGCCGACTGTTACTGATCCGAAGAGGCCACGGCCCCTAGTGAAACGGTTTGCCATGTTGGACTCCTATCAGGCGACGCAGGCAGAGAAGAAGTACCCGAGGTCGGTAGAGACGACCTTGAAGTCCCACGCCATCTGCGCTTCGATGCGGTCAGAGCGAAGTTCGGGGAGACGGAACCGGCTGATGCCGATGTTCTGGCCCATGCCGTCCGACACTCCACGCCAAGTGAACTGGTAGCCAGCCGACGGGGTGAGAAGACCCGGCGACGGAGCCACGTAGTACAGGGCGGCGTTCTTGCCGTGAATCTGTGCGAACGAATCGGCGGCACCCTCAGCGCCGCTGTTCTTGATTCCACGGGTGACGAGAACACGGTCGACCCCGAAGAGGCGGCCAAGGATGCCCTCAGCCGGAACCTCAGACGAGGTGTACTTGATGCGGTCAACAATGTCCGGGTGGTGCCGCAACTGACGGAACACGTCATAGCCGAGAACGAGAGTGTTCGGCATGAAACCGGTGTTGGTGAGCATCGTCGACTTGCCCGTCTCAATGTCCTCAATCGGATCGGAGGAGACGTAGTTCGACCAGACCGTGAAGTCCGAACCACCGACAACATCGGTGTCCCAAATTCCGGTCGTGAAGTAGTTGGTGTTCCAGTCAATCTCCTGACGGAGAAGCATCCGCTGGGTCACGAAGGTCGTGGCATCCCGATCAGGGTTGAGCGGGTTGTCGGCGTTCGCCCGCACCTGATCGTCAACATCCTTGTGGAAGGCGTAGACGGAGGTGCTGTAGGTGTCGGTCGACAGGCTGTAGCCAGAGCCAGCGGACTCCGTGGCCGGGGCACGCAACTGCGCCTCGTCACGGAACCAGTCGCCCTTGGTGTACTTGAAGTACTTGTCGGACTGCTTCTCAACTGGAAGCGAGGGGAAGACCCGGTTGGCAATGAAGTTGCCTTGGTCTTGGATGTATGCGACCGAGATGTTGGTCAGGATCGCATCGACATGAACGTCGTTGGTAGTGGGCTGAGGCATCGCTGACTCCTACTCAGGCGGCTCGGTGCGGGTTCGCACAGTTGACGAGGGCGGTTCCGATAACGGCGGCGGCACCAGTAGCGGTCATCATCTGACCGACCACATACTGAGTGGTGTCCGATCCGGGGGTCTTGGCATCGGCCTGCCCATCGGCTGAAGTGCCGATGAGGTCGCCCTCGTTGAGAGCGGCATCCGAAGAAACCTTGGTGACCCCGATGACGGTGATTTCGCAGGTCTGGCCCGAAGTCGGGTCATTCTGGAGAACGCCAATCGGAATGTCGGTAGCGCCGGAGCAGGCGACGGCCTTGCCGTTGCTGTCCACCTTCACGAAGTGGTACTGCTTCGCAGAGAGGTCAGCCGCCGCTTCCAGCGTGATCTTGAGGGGCTGTGAAGCCTTGTATGCCATGTCAGTTACCTCGCAGGTAGACGTTGTACAGGTTCGGATCGGATTCGACGGCCTTGGCGACCGCCTGCTCATGGGTCAGACCGGGGTTCTGATCCTGAACCCGCTTGGCCGCCTTGTTGATTTCGCTCATCGGGCCGTCGTTCTCAAACGAGGTCGACTTACCCAACTCAGCGAAGATGTTGCCACTGCTGATGCTCTCGTTGGCGGCGTTCAGAACCGTCATCAAGGCATCGAAAGTCTCGGTGTCAAGGGCATCGGCGGCAGACTTCAGGACCAGCCCGAACTTCTCAGCCTCAACCGGAAGCGCATCGAACGCCGCCGCCTTGGCGACGAACTCACGCTCCAACCGGTGGTTGCGCTCGGCCTTGGCGATCTGCTCAGCGGCGGCGGCACGGTCTTCGGCGGCCTTGACGATGGCGACGATCTGCGGGTCAGCCGACTTCAGAATGTCCTGCGCCTGCTCCTCACGCTCCGCATCCATCTTCTCCAGACGGTCAAGCATCTCGGCGTTGGCGGCCTCAAGCGATTCGATGTACTCATACACCTCGCCCGGGAGGGTGATGGTGTCGTCGTCCTTTTTCATCTTGCGGCCCATCTTGCCCATCATCTCCTCGTCGTCCTCTTCCTCGTCGTCCATCTCCGGCATGGCCTTACCCTTGCCATAGCCCTTCTGCACGTCGTCGTCCTCGGACTCCAACTCGTCGGTGTCGAACTCGTTCTCTGTCGTCATCTCATCGCTCTCCGAATCGCTCTTGAACAGGACGACCTTACTCAACTGATTGGCTGGGC